GTGAATTCAAAACAGGAAATGTTGGTCGTGCATTAACAAAGGAAACATTGGAAATGTGGCACAAAAAAATTGAAGGTGATCGTAAAATGTCCCACATCAATGAAAGGGAAAATGGTAAAACCTCACGATTTGGATTGCGGTTTATATTTGAAAATGAAACACCGTATACATTACCAGCTGGTGATGACGCTGTGCCAATGAAATGGGATCAGCCAAACCGCATTCCGGATGATGAGATTTCAATGATTTCATCGTTTCCATTGGATTACGATTACAAAAAAAACAAAGCGCACTACATATGCGGAATGTCAGTTCCACCGCTAATGATCCAAAAGATTGCGGAACAAATACAAATTCAATGGTTGGATAAATTATGAGCAAGGGAAGAAAACCAAAACCAACGGCAATTTTAAAAGCACAGGGAACCTATGATGCCAGTCGACACAAAAATCGATTGGAGGCTGAAGGCATTCCATCACAACCATCGGTGCAATCTGCTGATGACACGTTTGAATGGTTGGTAAAAAAATTAGATGATCTTGGCGTTGTTGCTGAAGTCGATGCAATGGCATTGCAAATGTTGGCGGACGCCTGGGAAGATTACCAGGTCGCAAGGAACGTGATCAAAGAACACGGACCGACATATTCCACAACAACGGCACAGGGCGATTTTATGTGGAGGCCACGCCCGGAGGTGTTGATGATGAATCAATCGTGGTCCAAGGTCGAAAAGATGATGGTTCAATTTGGATTGACCGCATCATCACGCGCAAAGATTGAGACGCAAGAAAAGATTGAAACACTTGATGACCTTTTGGAATAATGGAAAAGAACACAATACACCACGCCGATTGGATGACGAACGATTTGCCCGATGGTTCAGTGAACCTAATCATTGCCGACCCGCCTTATTTTGAAGTGCGCGGCGATTTCGATTTCGTTTGGGATTCGTTTGATGATTATTTGAAGGACGTCGAAAAATGGGCGATTGAATGCAAAAGATTATTGGCGGAAAACGGGACATTGTTTTGGTATGGCGACGACAAGCGCATCGCATACGCTCAAATCATTTTTGACAAATATTTCAATTTGGTCAACCACTTGATTTGGCACAAAGGTGAAAACTTCATGGGCTTGAATAAGTCCGACGGCTTGCGTTCATTTGCGCCGTGTACCGAACGCATTTTGATGTATAGTTCAAAGGAGCAAGACGCAACCGGATTGCAATATGTGGAAAAAGAATTCGTTGCACCGCGAAATCCGTTTTCAATTGAATTGAAAAAATCAAGAGAAAAAAAAGGCGTCAGCATCAAAGATGTTGCTGAATATGGGAAATTTTACGGAAATGTAAATCACGGCGGCGCGGTGACTAATTGGGAAAAAGGATATAATGTACCATTGAAAGAACAATGGAAAACATTGTGTGAATTCTTACCAATTGAACGCCGTGAATACGAAGATTTGCGCCGTGAATACGAAGATTTGCGCCGTGAATACGAAGATTTGCGCCGTCCGTTTGACAACTTTTTGAATCTAAATGAGGTGATGCGATTCAATAACGAATCGGCAATGCACACGCAATACAAGCACCCAACAAGAAAACCCGAAAAATTGACGCGTGCGTTGTTGTTGACGTGTTCACGCCCCAATGATTTGGTGTTGGTTCCATTCGCTGGAAGCGGAACGGAATGCGCAATGGCTAAAAAAGAAAATCGCGAATTCATAGGTTTTGAAATAGACGAAAAATATCACGCAGTCGCAATGGAACGATTGAGCGACCAACAAGAAAAGAGCAACCAAATACAAATGTTCTAATGTACCACGATCAAAACAAAGCAAACCGAATCATCAATTTCATTGAACGCGTGTGTACGCACGTGAAAGGTGATTTGGCGGGCCAACCGTTCCTGTTGGAGCAATGGCAAAAAGAATATATTGGTCAGTTGTTCGGCACAATGAACGACAACGGACAACGGCAATACCGCACATCGTATGTGCAGATTCCACGAAAGAACGGAAAATCGAATTTGTTGGCGGCCGTGGCATTGGCGATGTTGTTCGTGGAAAAAGAAGCGGGTGCGGAAATCTATTGTTGTGCATCATCACGCGATCAGGCCAACGCCATTTTTGATGTGTGTAAACAAATGGTTCGAAACAAAGCCGTGTTGACTAACGGTTGCAAGGTGTTCAGGAATTCCATCGTATTGAATGGAACGAATTCGTTCCTGAAAGCGGTGGCCAGTGATGCGGGTGTTCTTCATGGGGCAAATGCATCGTGTGTTTTGTACGATGAGGTTCACACGGCTAAAACCGATGAGTTGTGGAATGTGATGGCCACATCAATGGGTGCAAGATCACAACCGTTGATGTTTGGTATTTCCACCGCTGGATTGTTTGATCCGAATTCCATTTGTTACAAATTATATGATTATGGAAAGAAGGTCCGCGAGGGTGTAATTCAAGACGATACATTTTTGCCGTTGATTTACGAAGCCGATCCGGAGGATGACATTCACGATCCTGATGTTTGGAAAAAGGCTAATCCGAATTTTGGCGTTTCCATCAAACCCGAATATTTTGAAAAGATGTCACAGGAAGCCAAATCAATGACATCCACCGAAGTTGCGTTCAGGCAATTGCATTTGAATCAATGGGTGAATTCATTAGCATCGTGGATCACTGATTCCGAATGGATGGATTCCGCTGGAATGATTCCGTGGAATCAATTGAAGGGGCGCGATTGTTATGCCGGACTCGATTTGGCTGCAACGGAAGATGTCACCGCTTTTGTGATGGTTTTTCCGTGGGATGATGGATCAATCAAGGTTGTTCCAAAATTATTCGTTTCACAAGCCGCCGTTGATCGTAGACACAAACAAACGGGTGGATCGTACGCATCATTTGTTTCCAATGGCGAATTGATTGTGACTGATGGGAATTCCACCGATTACGATGTCATTCAGCGCGTGATCCTGGAATGTGCTGAATCTTACAATGTGAAATCCGTGGCCTATGACCGTTGGAATTCCAATTCATTGGTCCAGCAATTAACGGACAAAGGAATTGAAATGGATCCGTTTGGCCAGGGGTTTATTTCGATGACCGCACCAATTAAAAATGCAGAAATCCTGATCAAAAAGAAGTTATTGCATCACGGCGGTCACGGAATGTTGCGTTGGATGGCGGCGAATGTAGTCACCAAAAAGGATGATGCGGAAAATGTAAAATTCAGCAAATCAAAAGCGGGTGACAAAATTGATGGAGTCATTGCAATGATTATGGCATTGGGTGAAATGATCACATCGGAAGGTAAAGATATGACCGGATCATCAACGTATGAATCGCAAGGAATCCGAATGTTATGATGAAATTGGATGATGCCCGTGAATTGGGATTGATGTTGTTTGAAAACGGATTCACACCGTGGATGGCAGAAACAGGTGATGGATACGTTGTCAGGGTGTTGATAAATGGTGAAATCATCAATGTGTTTCGTACTGATGTTGAATCAGTTGGAGGTAATTAAAAAATTCATATATTGTTGAAAACAAAATATTTTATTATGTTTCACACAACAACAACAAATGTTTCCGTAAATTACACCATTATGCAACCAGTTGATGATGTAGAAATTGGCGATATCATTGAAATGTCGCGCACGGGAAAAGAATTTTTGGTGGAATCCGTTTCACCATCGGGCATCGTTTTGAAGGAATGCACACGATATGTTTCATTCAGTCGTGCTGCATTGAACGAACGATTGAAACGCAACGTTGCGATTCATAAGCCCATATAAAGAACCACGGGGCGTTCTGCTCCGATTGGTGGTTTTGGTTTGGTAGGGAACGCTGTGGTGGCGTTCCCTTTTTTATTTCCAAATGTTTGATTGTGAATAATTAAACGCAAATGTTAAATTTTGAACATTGCATACGTTGTTGTATATTCACATCGAATTGTACAATCATCTTTCAAACGAATGGCCGAAAATCAAAATTTATTTGGGCGAATAATCGGAGCATTCCGAAACAACCCAAACCGACCATCCACGTCACTGGCTAATCCAGCAGAATGGATGTTTTCGGATAACGAATCAAAAACAGGCATTGCAGTCACGGAAAATAGTGCGATGCAATTGTCGGCAGTTTTCGGTGCCGTTCGTGTGATTTCCGAAACAATGGCAACATTGCCTTGGAACGTAAAACAAACAAATAACGGAATCGTTCAGGATGCCGATGCGCACCCGATCAACAAATTGATCCATCATCCAAATGCGATGATGACTGATTTCACATTCCGTGAGACGTGCCAGGCACATTTGTGTTTGCATGGAAATGCGTTCATAGCGATCAAACGCGACGGTGCTGGAAATCCATTGCAATTGATTCCGATCCACCCGGATCGTGTTCAGGTGAAAGTATATCAAGATGAAAAATTCTATCAAGTAGACGGAAAAGAAACATTTGATGATTCCGAAATCATCCACCTTGTTGGATTGGGTTTCGATGGGATCGTTGGAAAATCCGTGATTGAAGCGGCACGTGAGTCCATTGGACTGGGATTGGCCGCTGATCGTTTTGGTGGTTCATTCTTTGGTAACGGTGCAAACGTTTCTGCGGTCCTAACACACCCGGGTCGTTTGAGTGATGAAGCCTATAAACGACTCATTCGTTCGTGGCAACAACGCAACGCGGGATTGGATAACGCACACAAAACTGCAATCCTTGAGGAAGGGATGAAGGTTGAAAAGATGTCGATCAGTCCACAGGAATCGCAATTCATATCAACGCGGAAATTCGGCGTTGAAGATATCGCACGTTTTTTCCGTATTCCATTGGCTTATTTGGGATCAATGGAAAATTCATCCACACGGGCCAATGTTGAAGAACAGGGGATCATTTTTTCCAGAAATTGCATCTTGCCTTGGGTCAAACGCTGGGAAGCGGAATTCAATCGGAAATTGTTTATCGGCGATTCAGCATATTACATCCGTTTCAATATGGATGGATTGTTGCGTGGTGATATTCGTTCAAGATATGAAGCCTATACAAAAGGACGTCAATGGGGATGGATATCTGCAAACGATGTTCGTAAAATGGAAAACATGGCACCGATTGATGGTGGCGATGCATACCTCCAACCGTTGAATATGGTTGAAGTTGGACAACCGCAAAATGATGATGCCGATGCCGTGGAATAATTACCCAAAGGCAGCGAGCGAAAACGCACAAAAAGCATTGGATCACCGTGAAGAACACGGAACCGATTGCGGAACGCCAGTAGGTTGGCAACGTGCGAATCAATTGGCTGGTCGTGAATCGATTTCGGACGATGTTTTAGTTCGGACCTATTCATTTTTGTCACGCGCAAAGGTCTATGATCAAGGGCGTTTTTTTGATGAAGATGGAAAAGAGATTTGCGGATCGGTAATGTTTGCAGCCTGGGGAGGTGATGAAATGTTGCGTTGGGCAAAAAGAACGATTGAACAAATGAAAGAAGATAAAAACGAAAGACATATAAAATCCGTCATTGAAACCGATGATGAAATCGTGATCACATTTGGAAAAGGCGAAATGGTTGATGATCCTGAAACGGAATCAAAAACGGAAAAACGTGCAGAGCCAAACGAATTGGCGGTTGGTGATTTTGTGCGTTGGAATTCATCAGGCGGCAATGCGTACGGCCGAATCATTCAAGCTGAAACGGACGGCGAATTGGAAGCAGATTCAGGATTCATCGTCACAGGGACACCGGATGATCCAGCGGCATTGATTAGAATATACCGCTATGATTCCGAATCGGATGCATATGTGGAACGCAAACCTGTTTTGAATGTGGTTCACAAATTCAGCACATTGGAAAAATTCGATGCTGAAGTCCGCAAATCATCCGTTGTAAAAGAACAACGCGAATTCCGAATGGAAAGCGCGGAACAAAATGGAAACACAATTCGTGGCTATGCCGCCGTTTACAATTCGGATTCCGAATGGATGGGTGGATTCTACGAACAAATTGAAACAGGTGCGTTTGATGAGGTACTGAATGATGACGTTCGTGCCTATTTCAACCACGATGAAAACTTATTATTGGGACGTGTTTCATCAGGAACATTGAGAATCAGCACGGACAAACGCGGTTTGTTTTATGAAGTTGATTTGCCAAAAACATCATACGCGAATGATTTGATGGAATTGATGCAGCGTGGAGACGTGAATCAATCATCATTTGCATTCCTAATTGAAAGAGACCGATGGGAACAACGCGATGGCGTCACTTATCGGATCATTGAGAAAGTATCACGTTTGATCGATGTATCTCCGGTTTCAATGCCGGCTTATCCAAGCGCAACGAGTGAATTGAAAAAACGAGATTTGGAACCTGAAACAAAAGCAGAAGTTGAAACGGCAGCGGATGAACAAGCACCCGAATCCAATTCAACTGAATCTGCTGATGTAGATGATTCCGCCATTTATTTGTATAAAAGTAAAATTCTAAATTTTTAACACGATGAAAAACATCGAATTGCGCGGCAAACGCGCTGAATTGATCAAGCAAGCAACGAATATCGTTGAGGCTGCTCAAGCAGAAGGACGTTCATTGAACGCAGAAGAAAAAACAAAATTCGACGCAATGGAAGCGGATGCACGTGGCATCAAAGAACAAATTGATGTTCTTGAGCGCACTGCTGAAATGAAAAAAGAATTGGCTGCAAATGCAGAAGTTCGTGAGGCTGCTCCAAAAGCAACACGCAAAGGTGCATTCGAAAAATACCTCCGCAACGGTATGAGTTCTTTGAACGCAAACGAGCGTTCAATGATGGCTGAATTACGTGGAACATCAACGCAAGTTGCTGGAACCGATTCATTGGGTGGATTCCTTGTACCTCAAGATTTCAGTAATGAGTTGGATATCGCAACATTGTTCACTGGTGAAGTTGAGCGTCTTGCAAAGAAATTGAACACTGCGGGTGGCGCATTGTTGGATTACCCAACAATTAACGACACGGCAACTGATGCTGGTTTAACTTCTGAAGCGGCGGCGGTAACTGTTCAAGATATGACATTCGCCAACGCTCAATTGAGTGCTTACAACTACGCATCACAAGTTCGCGTTTCAATGCAATTGTTGCAAGACAACGCATTCGATTTGAACGCATTCCTTGCTGAAGCAATGGGCGAAAGAATCGCACGCGCAACAAACGCGGCATTCACAACGGGAACTGGTTCAAGCCAACCACAAGGTATCATCACGGGTGCAACATTAGGAAACACCGCGGCATCTGCAACGGCAATCGCCGCTGACGATATCTTGGACCTTATCCACTCAATCGACCCAAGTTATAGAAACAAGCCAACCTTCGGGCTTATGGCCAACGATTCTGTAATTTCTGTGATTCGTAGTTTAGGGCTGGGCAGTGCCAACGATTTCCCAATCTTCATCCCGTCGATGACGGCTGGTGAGCCGGACAAATTATTTGGATTCAACCTATACTACAACAACGATATGGCATCAGCAATCACAACGGGTCAAAAGACTTTGTTGGCGGCTGACTTCAGCAAGTTCGTTGTTCGTTCTGCTGGTGGTGTTCAAATGGTACGTTTGAACGAGCGTTACATGGACGAGTTAGAAGTTGGTTTCGTTTCTTACGCTCGTAAGGATGCGAAGGTTCTTGATAGCCGTGCAGTGAAATACTTGGCTCAAGCCTAATCGATATGAAAGTCAGATTTTTGAAATCTGTGTCGGGCAATGGATTCCACTACCGCAAACACGCGGTGGTGGAAATCCACTCCGATGAGATGTTGACCGATTTTTTGAATGCGGGTTTTTGTGAGGCAATTGCCGAAGCACCAAAAGCACGCGCAAAGAAGGCGGTGAAAAAGAACACTACAAAGGAAACAAGATAAGAAATGGCAATTGATATTGTAACGCCCGCGGCGTCCGAACCCATCACATTGACCGAGGCGAAGAATTTTCTTCGCGTTGACCATAGTGATGACGACACCTTGATTGAGGCCCTAATCACGGCCGCACGTCAAATGTGTGAAAGTTACACACGACGCGTTTTGGTGACTTCAACAATAGACGAATATTTTGACCAATTCCCACGCAATCATTGGGATGGTCAATCGAACTTGTTGTATTTGTCACGCGGTTCAGTTGCATCAATCACATCCGTTTCTTATGTTGACGAAATTGGTTCAACGGCGGTGATTCCGTCATCGTTGTACACAACCGATTTGATATCGGAACCCGCACGCATTCAATCAACTGATGGTTGGACCACAGGCGCGGGCGTTATCAATCAATTGATCGTGCGCTATGTTGTAGGGACTGATGTTTCTGCAATTCCAAAGCCATTGATTCAGGGAATGATGTTGGTCATTTCCGAATTATACGATCAACGAATGGATCGTGTTCGTCAGTTGCCAACGGCATCGGAATATTTGTGGAACCCATATCGAATCTTTACATTCTAATGATTGATCAATCGGGACAATTGGATCGCAGAATCGTGATCCAAGGCTATACCACCAGCACCGACGCGTTCGGTGAAGTTGTGAAATCATTCACAACATTGGCCACGGTATGGGCAAAGGTTGAGGAAAAAAGCGGAAAAGAAGGTGAAGATGGGAACCAAATAGTTGCGAGTAAAAAGGTGGAATTTTTCATCCGATACCGCAACGACATCAATGAGCAAATGCGCATTGTGTACAACAACGAAACATACAAAATTGAAACTATCCTGAATGCCGATTCACGCAAAGCATTCCAAAGGATCGTGACACGATTTGCGGACTAATGGGAACAACGGCCGAAAGAATGATGTCAGCAAGAAGTTCACGCGGTGGAAACACTGGCGGGGCTTTTATTGGTTTTGATGAAAGGGATATCAAAAAGGAATTTGAACGTGCGTTCAAAGAATTGGAGAATCTACACGATGGGGTGACCACGGCGCAAATTCGCCGCATCGCACGTAAGTCATTGAAACCGATGGTGAAGGCATACAAAGAGGAGGCCAAAGCCAAAAGCAAACGCGATTTCGTTGTCTATCGAAACGGTGGAATTTATGCGGAAATCAAGCCTGGAACACTTGCAAAATCGATGGGGATCATCACAACGAAAGTGAACCGTGGATCAACATTCGCATCATTGCAAGTTGGTCCAAGGGTGAAGCGTTCATTTTCCGATCCTGAAAAGGGCGGATGGTTTGCGCACTTTTTGGAATACGGATATTTGCAGGACGGCGGATATAAAAGTGGAATTCAAGGATTCGCAAGTCGGGCGCGGATGAAAAATTCATCAGGCGTTGGAAACGAATTCAAAAGATTGATGCGTTCATTTTTGAATAAAAAGGTAAAAGCCGCACGGGTATGATAGGAAAGGTTATCAAATACACATTCGACAATGATTCAGCATTGAACACATTGTTTGGTGGACGCGTTTTTCCTGTTGTTGGCGCACAATCACAAACGACTCCATTCGCAATCTATGAGGTGGTAAACATCACCACCAGTATGACCAAAGAATCGGATTCGCACATTGATGATATTGATGTCAGGATCACGTTGATTTCAACAAAGTATTCCGACACACAAAACGCCGTTGAATACATTCGCAGTGCATTCGTAAGGATGAACGGAATCATTCAGGGTGTGAAAGTACAATCGTGTATGTTCGAGGGACAACGCGATTTGTTCAGCGATGATGAACGAACATTTGGATCACAAGTTGATCTACAATTTCGGATATCACGCGATTGATTTAGTAATTTGTAAAACGATAAAAAACAAAGAAAAATGGCTGCAACAAGCATAATGAATTCAACCGACGTTGTGATTCAAATCAGCGAAGATGGTGGAACGTCTTACGACATCATCGGCCGTGCGACATCGGCATCATTGAGTGTTTCAATGGAAACACGCGATACAACAAACAAAGATTCTGCTGGATGGCAGGAAAATCTTGAGGGTCTAAAATCTTGGTCATTGAGTGGTGACGGATTGGTGACCTACTCAATCAGCGGGGATTTCGACACACCGGATGATCTATTCACATTGTTGTCAAACCGCACTTTGGTAAAAGTGAAATTCGGTTCTGCAACAAGCGGTGAAATCGACTACACAGGTGACGCATACCTCGTAAGCTACGAACAAGAAGCGGGCGTTGAGGAAAACGTGACGTATTCATTCGGGTTCACAGGAACAGGTGTGTTGACTCAAGCATCAGTTGCTTAATCAACAAAATGATTCGGGGCCGTCCATTGGGCGGTCCCTTTATTACAACAACAACAAAACAAAAAACAAATGACACAAATCATTGAAATCGGGGAACGTAAACACCCAATTCGATTTGGATTCAACGCATTGCGTGAATTCAGTCGAATGACTGGAACAACATTGGCAGATTTAGAAAATCTTGGAAACGATATGACATTGGATCAGGCGATCACGTTGATGTATTGCGGATTCAAAGACGGCGCACGAAAAGAAAAGGCACCGTTTCGTTATGATGTGGCCGATGTTTCGGATTGGATTGATGAAGATGAGGCGTTGATTGAAAAGGCTTTTGCGGTATTCGAACAACAATTTTCTTCAGGTGAAAAAAAGTAAATGACCGGACGTCCACGGGCAGCGTTCAGTCATCCACTTGGGATGATTTGGAGGCGTTTGCGTTCGGTCAAATTGGGTTGATGCCCGGTGTATTTTACGATTTGTTACCACGCGAATGGACCAATTTGGTTGATGGCTGGAATCAAAAGGAGAATCGCCGCGAACAATCGGAGTGGGAACGCACACGTTGGATGACAACGATTTTGCTGAATCCACACACGAAAAAACGGATCAAGCCAAAAGATTTGATTGTGTTCCCATGGGAAAACAAGTTGAAGAAAGACCGCAAGGTTTGGACACGTGGTGAAATTATCGCCACAATAAACGAACGAAAAGAACGCGCAAAGCAGAAAAATGGCGAATTTATCCAGTCTTAATTTCCGACTAACGGCGAACATCGCGCCATTCCGTAAAGGTTTAAACAAGGCCGAACGTTCAATGGACAAGTTCGGCCGCAAGATGCAGCAAACAGGGAAAAACCTGTCAATGAAATTGACGGCACCTTTAGCTGCAATTGGAGCGGTATCGTTTAATGTGTTCAAGGGTTTTGAACAGGAGATGTCCAAAGTTCAGGCGGTATCGGGTGCAACGGCCGAGGAGTTCGAAGCGTTATCACAAAACGCAAAAGATTTGGGCGCATCGACAATGTTCAGTGCGCGTGAGGTCGCAAGTCTACAAACGGAATTCGCAAAATTAGGTTTCACGGCCACGGAGATCACAAAGGTTACCGAATCAACATTGGCATTGGCCCAAGCATCGGGAACCGATTTGGCGCGTTCAGCTGAAGTTGCTGGTTCTACATTACGGGCTTTTGGATTGGATGCGAGTGAAACAGGACGCGTCACCGATGTGATGGCGGCATCATTCAGCACATCGGCATTGGATATGGAAACCTTTGCCAATTCAATGAAATTTGTGGCACCCGTAGCGAAAAGCGCGGGGATGTCCATTGAAGAAACATCCGCGATGTTGGCGGTGTTGGCGAACGCTGGGATCAAAGGATCACAGGCGGGAACATCATTGCGCCGGATCATTTCGGAAATCGGTGCAACGGGAAAACCAACCGCTGAAGCATTAAAAGATTTAGCAACACAGGGCATTGGCCTGGCAGATGCGAAAGATGAAGTTGGCCGATCAGCACAATCGGCGTTGTTGATCCTTGCGGAAGGTGTGGATCAAATATCACCATTGACTGAAGAATTCAAAAATTCAGGTGGTGCGGCACAACAAATGGCCGACATCATGGGAGACACCGCATTCGGAGCATCCAAACGTTTGGAATCCGCAATGGAGGGTTTGATGATTTCCATCGGTGAGATTGTTGCCGTTGCCGTTGTTCCATTGATCGAATTTTTAGCAAAGGCGGCATCAGCGTTGAACAATATGTCGGATGGGGCAAAACGCGCCATCGTTATCGTTGGGGGTATTGCAGCCGCCATTGGTCCGGTGATATTTATACTTGGATCATTCCAACGTGCATTGTTGGCGGTACGAACGGCCACATGGTTATCAACGGCCGCAACAACGGCGTTTGGTGTTGCCGTGCAGATTGCAACATCACCAATCACATTGATTATTTTAGCAGTTGCGGCGTTGGCCGCTGGCCTTGTTTATCTTGGATACAATTTCAAAACATTGAAGGCCATCGGTATCAACGCCATTGGTGGATTGGTCAACGCAATTATTCCCTATGTCAATAAACTGATTGGGAAATTCAATGCAGTTGCCGGATTGCTTGGAAAAGACAAATTGATGGTCGAGCCGTTTAAGAAAATTAAATCGGTATCGGTCCCAGCATTCAAATCACTTGGTCAAGTCGTCACGGAAATCAAGGACGATTTGGGATTGTTTAAAAAGGAAACGAAAGAAACATCCGAAGAAGTTGACAACCTTGCGGAATCTACTGGGAATCTAAACAACGAAACAACAACGGGAACAACGACAACCACAAAGATGGGGGAATCGTTGGTGAATTTGACGCCGAAAGTTGCAACATTGGGAGCGACAACGGGAGTGATGACAATGAAGTTGGCGAAGTCAAATCAAGAAATGGACCAAGGCATCGACAAGATGGACCGCATGATTTTGACGGCCAAAGCATTGTCGGAGCAATTGACCGAATTGGCAAATCAAGCATTGGTTGATGTGGCCGTTGGGTTCGCTGATATGGCGGGACAAGCGTTGGTTGGTGCCGCATCTTTTGCGGACCTTGGAAGATTTGCAATTGAATCATTAGCGGGACTGATGACACAAGTTGGTCAAATCGCGGTTCAAACGGGTATTGCGGTCGCTGGTATAAAGGTGGCCATTCAATCATTGAATCCAGCCGTGGCAATTGCGGGTGGTCTTGCATTGATTGCGCTCGCGGGTGCAATCAAAGGAAAGATGTCGCAAGTTGGTGGACAAGGCGGAAGCATCCCAGCTATGGCCGAAGGTGGAATCGTGACCGGACCGACATTGGCCCTTATCGGCGAGGGTAGAGAATCCGAGGCAGTGATTCCGTTATCAAAACTCAACACGATGATGCAAGGCGGTGGCGGACAAAACGTTGTCGTCACGGGACGCATCAGCGGTGCAGACATACTATTGAGCAACGAACGCGCATCGCGCAACCGAACAAGACAAAGAGGTTTTTAATATATGGCAAATCCAAAACTATTTTCCGAATTCCGAAGTTCACACGGAAATTTTTACTTGATTGAAATTTGGGATGATGAATATACAGGCACCGATCCTGATCAATTTGATGTAACTGGTGATGGATTCCAATTGACCTATTCAGGGCAAACGGATGACATTTATTCACCAATCATTGGATCATCGGTATCGTTTGGAATGTACGTCCAAGATTCAGCAACCAATACCTTTTTGACAAACCTGAAGGAATACCAACAGGATCGTTATTTTGTAAAGATTTGGAAAGGGGAATTTGGTGGTGAAGATGCAAACACGTGGTACAACACCACAAAGGTTTCCGATGATGGATTGGTGATGTCATTTTCACCTGATGAAGAACAGGTGGTGTACCTCGATTTTCATTGGGGCGGATACATTGTTCAGGACATCATTGAAGTTGAAGATGTTTCGCAACCTTACGTTCTAAACATCCAAGCGACCGACGGAATTTCAAAGCTAAAGGACACGTTGTGTGGCACGTCATTTTTCCGTCAGTTCACAAATCAATTTATCAATGCATTGGATCAGGTGGGTGTGTTGGATATCTACGAAAGCGAACACCCGGTGTTGGCCGTTGTGTGCGATTGGTGGGCTGAAGAAATGACCTACAACGCAAACAACAATCCATTGGATGAGGTGTTTGCGGATTTCCACGCATTCGATACGATTGATGAACAGGGTTTCTACACCAATAAAAATTGGTTTGAAATCCTGTCGCAAATGTGTACGATATTCGGTTTGCGTTTCTATTATTCAGCGGGCCAATATCGATTGGAACAATTGTTCCAACGCGGCGAATCTTCATTCACGGAACACCGCTACAAAAAAAACAAAACAAAGATTGATTTTGAAAGTGGCGTTTTCTACAATAAGACCATTGATCAAACATCAAACAAAGCGCGATTGGCTGGAAACATTTTCAACTTTTTACCAGCAGTCAATGATGTGGCGATCACGCTGAATCAGGAACCAAAGGCAATGAAAGGAGTCACATGGGACAATTCCAACGATCCTGATTTAGCCATTGGATTGGTTTCATCGGCATTGCAAAATCAATTGACGTTCGTGTTTAATCACCAAATCAAATTGTTCCTGAATGTCAATGTCAACCAAAACAACATCTTTGCAAAGTTGAAATTGAACATTGAATTGTTTGATTTCAACAACAACATCACGTACTATTTAGACCGTACGTATACAGGAACAACACCATCAACACCCGTATGGACCACAACACAATCGGGATCAGGGTATGAAATACTCGTTGGCACATTCCAAGAATTTAGTGGCCAGGTGACGTTGGGGAATTCCGATGTGATCCAAATCGGTGGTCCAACCACGATTGTGACGCCTCAAATTCCATCGGATGGCGATATGACCATCAACTGGGATTTCGTTGGTTTCGTTAACACGAACGGATCGGTTCGTGGTTTGAACGTTGGTAATTCTTCATCATACAAGATGACATTGCAATCGGTGGATTCATCGTTCGGATCAATACAAAATCAAACAACCGTTGTCCGTGCCGTATCTCCAAATGCTGATATCAATGGTTTGGTTTCCTATGAATTGCCTGAAACGGATATTTTCACAGGTCAGGGTGAACGCGGATCATTGGTCAACCAATACGATGTTGGTGGGTTATTGTTTAAAGTTCCCTATTCAAATTGGCGCGAAGGGAATTCAGGATCGTATGTTGAAATTCAAAAATTGATTTGCCAGGAGTTATTGAAGTTGATGGATTCACCTGTTCAAAAATATACAGGTGGTATGTTTAGCTCGCATGATTTCCGCCAGCGTTTGACCTTTGATGGAAACAATTGGATTCAATTGGGTGGATCGTATTCTGCAAATATGGATCAATGGGATGGCGAATGGTTCGTGATCAATCGTGCTGCAATCACACCCACATTTGATGAGGTTGAATTACCCATTGACAATGTGAATTTTGGAAACGTCAACGGTTTGACTGGTGGCGTTTCTTTTGACGGAATCGATGCCGTGAATCTTGACACCAACATTTTAGATGTGACAACCACGGCGAATGTCGGCACCGATTTGGATGTTGGTGGGGACACTGGATTGGCGGGTCGTTTGGATGTCACGGGTTCAACAACGTTGACGGGCGACACCACGTTGAACAACATGGACCATCAAGGAATTTTGATTCAAGAAATCACCGACATCACAAATTCATCGGGTTCAACCTACAATGTTGGGGACACGGAATACATGATGTTCAACACGTGGTCGGGCGGTAATGGAACGGCAACAATCAATTTGCCGCGTGCGGGTGATAACGAAGGCCGGTTGTTGCGTTTCAAATCGGATGGAACCATCGGTGCAAATACATCAATCACATTGTCACCAACATCACCCGACACGATTGATGGCGACTCGGAATTTTCTTTCAACCGCGATTTTGATGGCGTGATGTTATTGGCACACAATTCGAATTGGTTCATCATTCAGCGCAAAGCGAAATAAAAAGCCGTTAGGCGATACTTATATTTGAAACACATACATAAAGACACAAATGAATGAAACAATCTCAATTCTACTACCTGCTTCGCAGAGGGTTGTTCAACGCTGGGTCGGCAATCATAAAAAACGGACTGGTTATGTTTAACAAGTTCACGACCGCTGGCCTCAATTTCCCAGCCCAAGGCTCGGCCGAATTCAACGGCACGAGTGATTACGTACAACTACCCGACCCGTTCAGCCATACGAACCACACGATAGCGGCGTGGGTTTATAATACGGACGACACAAACCCAACTTTTGTACTTGACCAAAGAGCCGACAACGATGACGGATATAGGCTAATGCCTTATAACGGGCTTTTCTATTATTCAGTAAACACATCCGATTTAACATTCACAAATGTTAAAGATGAGTGGATTTATGTGGTTGGTACATACGATGGAAGTACTATGAAACTATACAAAGACGGCTCCGTTGTAAGTTCGTTATCAACGAGCCAAACAATCAGCACTACAACAAATGCACGAATTGGTAAAAATTCATATATTGATTTATATCCTTTCAACGGCAACCTCGCCAACGTCGCAATATGGAACCGCGCACTTTCAAGCGATGAGATTAATTCCGTGATGTGGAAAGACCATCAAGCGCTAACGAGTGCGGAATCAAACGGCTTACAAGCGTGGTATTCTTTGGACGATATAAGCGGCACAAGCGTGCCGGATTCAAGCGGTAACGGGAACACCGGTACGGCTAACTAAAAACATTTTTTTATTATGGCAGTACAAACAACTTTAGTGAACAAACCACTAAACCCGCGCGGCAATGACCAAAGCCCTTTGGCCTACAATCGTGCAAAACTATTCAGCGGGAAGGCCCTTGATTTTGATGGGGTTAATGATAAGGTGGATTTGCCTACTTTATCTTTTGACCTTTACGCATTCTCTTTTTATTACGAAGGGGCTATAAATTCCGGAACCGGTCAATTTATTTTCCATACTGGAGATGGCACAAACGATGGTGTTTCTATTGGTTCGGTAACCTCTTTGCTAACTGGCGAAACGCTAACGATTGGGGACAACGGAAATTATACGGCTATTACTGAATCGTTTGACGATGCAATTCATTTTATCGTTTGCACTTGGAATGCAACGGAAAACAAATACAATTTTTACTTAAATGCTCAAAAGTTAAGCACTATAAATAGCGGAACGGATGCGCCTTTAATTTCTCTTTCAACGGCTCCAGCAATTGGTTATCGTAAGGCCATTGGCGATATGTACCTAAACGGAAATATATCCAATGTAAGAGCATTCAACACCGCCCTCACCGCCGCACAAGTGGCCGACCTATACAACAACCCCGAGAAGGTCGTACCTACTGGAGTGGATAACACCGCTTTAAAGTTATGGCTACCAATGCAAGAAGGCGCGGGAACGACGGCGTACGATGGGAGCGGAAACGGAAACCACGGCACCATAAGCGGAGCGACTTACGTCAATGGCGTAGGCGCACCCGTCAGTCAAACGGCGGTTATTGATTGGAATAAGGGGACGAACCTTACTCTTTATTCGGAAGATGGTTCGGTATGGGGTACTGGCGGGAACGCACCAACAATAACGCAAGACCAACCCGACCCATTTGAAGGCACACGAGCGCAACGTATACAAATGGATAAAGCCAGTAATTACGCTCAAATCGTTAAGCAACACACCCAAATTAGTGCAAGTGTTCAATACACCGCAAAGATGTGGTTAAAAGCGGTGAGCGGAACGCCGACCATAGGAATAAATTATAATGGTTCTGGCGGTAGCTGGCAAAATGTAACGCTCACAAATGAATGGGCAGAATATGAAGTAACGCGCACGATGAATGCGGATTATGAATATAGTCATAACATATTGATTGGAAACCCAGCGCCGGGCACATCTTCAACCGCTGACTTTTATATTTACGGCTTACAAATTCAGTTAGGCGATACCGCTGGGCCTTATGTGCCTACATTCGGCACCGCCCAAACCTCGGAAGTATTACTCCCCCAAGGCTTAACAACGGGCCGCGATATCACGGGCGTGAATCTATTTGAAAACGTGCGGAAACAAGGCGCGCTAAATCTTGACGGCAATTCGTGGGCAGAGGTTCACGATAATGAAAGCCTTGACTTTGGTACGGGTTCGTTTAGCCTTGAGGCGTGGGCGAAAGTTAAATTTGTAGACCAAGGTTCAAGTGTTAATGTGATTTTAAATTTAGGAAACGGAATCAACTCAAGCGATTCTGCTGGACTTGCTATAAGTAGTGTTTTAGCGGCTAATTTTTGGTATTCAAGCCCGTCCGGTAGTTCAGTATTAACCCAAGGCGACTGGGTGCATATTATCGGCGTATACGACGAAACAAATGCCACACTTTATGTTAATGGCTCACAAGTAGACCAAGACGCAAGAGGAGCGAAGGACGTAAATAATGCGTTAGTAAAACAAATCGGTCGCGATGTAGGTCCAAATAGGTTCTATCACGACCAAATCGCCCAACCGCGCATTTATAACCGCGCGTTGACGGCGGAGGAGGTTCAGCGTAATTACAACGCGGGGAAAAACATTTATACAAATTAAAAAAGAATCAAAATGAGGGGAAACGTTTACATCTCAATTCCAGCGGCGGACAAAGACAATGCATTGCCGTCAGCAATCACACGATACGATTGGACTGAAGTGGCTTACAATGAAGAAGGTGAAGTGGAGTCTACGACAACCATTCATCCAACGTGGTCGCAGTACGGCGAAAAGTACAAAGCGGATTTTGGTGCGGCCGTATCGGTTAATGTTAACGATGTGGAATTCATCGTGTACGAATTGGAAGCATCGTGGCAAGATTCCGAAACAAGCGCATTGGTCGCATTGGGTTCGGGATTGTCTGCGCCGAATTACACACTCATGACCGCAAGCGAAGCGCGTTCATTTATCGCCGAAAATTCGGATGTTCAACTTTAAACGCTGGTTTATTATGGCACGCAAGATTGAAAAAATCATTCTTCATTGCGCCGCGACACCGGAAGGTCGCGACGTGAAAACGGAAACAATAAAATCATGGCACGTCAAAGGCAACGGATGGTCGGACATCGGGTACCACTTCGTTATTGAATTGGATGGCGCGGTGAAGAACGGACGCCCACTCCATAGAAGCGGAGCGCACACGAAAGGCCACAACGCCACATCAATTGGCATTTGCTATGTTGGTGGTATAGATAAGGATAAGAAGCCAAAGGACACGCGCACGGAAGCCCAACGCAAGGCGATGGACCAACTTATTGCGGACCTAAAGATGGACCATCCAACGGCAACGATTCACGGCCACAATGAGTTCGCGGCGAAGGCGTGTCCATCGTTCGACGTCTCGAAAGAATACGGCGCACCGAAACCAAAGGTGAAGAAAGCTAAATCAAAGGCATCGGAATAATGAATAAAACAATCGACACTATCAAAGGCAATTTGAAAACCATTTTGTCGTTCGCCGATTCCGAGTTCCTTGAATTACTCATCGCGATTCTGCACACCTTTTTGTTGCCGCTCGCCGTATGGACGGAAATTG